TTTATCATCAGGTGAGGAAGCGTCTCGCTTAGCGTCTGTTTTCCACACCCGTAATCGAGCACGCTATTGCAGTCGTGCAGAACATACAGCTCACTGACAGGACCGGCCCACTTTGCCCCGCTCGTCCCATATTGGGGGTTCTCGTGAAGTTGGCGGTTCTGCTCTTTGTACGCGTCACTTAGTCTCATGCCGCCCGCTCCTTCTGTGTAAACAACCTGACCCGCTCCGCTGCATCTGCAATCGCAGGCCCCCAATCTTCACCTGATTTCTGCCTTATCAGGTCGACCGAATTATACCACGGCATGTTACCGATTACACCATATCTCCACGATGGCTGCGACGGGGTAAGACACAGCGTCGGGATACCCAATGAGCCTGCAAAGTGGACTGCCGACTGACAAACGGTAATCACCATGTCCAACTCGCTAATCAGTGCCATGGGGCGGTCTATGTTCTTCGCCTGAGCTACTTCCGGCCAGTGGTGGACCTTCAGCCCTGTTTTCTCGAATAGCTCGTCTACGTTGGCCTTGGCGTCCCCTGTATACTGGAGACTGATGAAGTCGGCCTTCTCCCTCAAGATAGGAGCCAGTTCAGTCAGGAAGATTGATCTGAGATGAACAGCCGTGCTTTCAACCCCTCCCTGCCATGTAATGCCGATCTTCGGCCTTGGGCCTAGTTTATTGAGCCGTTTCCGCATCACCCGCGCCATCTTCGTATTAGGTTTGATATAAGGTGTGCCGGGGAAGTCTCCGTCCCTATGGCGGCAAAACCGGGGAAGACTGCCAAGCGCGATTTTGAAGTCCGGTTTCCCGTGCTTCTGTGTCCACGCAGCCCCATCCACTTCATTCGTCCCAAACACGAGACAGTTTGGAAACGACCGCTTATAGAGGCTGTGCATTCGCGGGCTCGGCTCCAGTACGAATCTGGCCCCCGGCACCTTCACCATGTCCGCAATGCAGCTTGCAAACATGATCTCGTCACCCAAGCCCTGCTCGCCATGAATAGCAATCAGGCCCGGGCTCTGACCGTCCCACCACGGCGTCATGCCGTCTGGGTGATAGTTCCTTTCTGCAATGTTGTAATTCGCTGCACCGGTATCCAATCGGATTTCATGGTCGTCCCAGGCTCGTGCCCACTCCTGAAGTTCCAGCAATAGCAAAGCTCTGTGCCAACGTGATTTTTTGTGATCAGGATCTAAGGCTAAACTGTCGTCCGCGTAGACCATGCCCCTGGCAGGTGTTCCGGTGTTGATGTGCATACCTGCGAGGTTGGACAGGATATCAGCCTGAACGCGAGGCTTGTCCTCTGGCGTGCGTTTCAGAGCCTGTTCGAAGCATTCCGCCGCTTGATCCTTTTTCTGTAACCCTCTCCAGACTAAACCGAGATTGTTCCATGTCTCCGGCATCTCGGGCGCCAATTGAGTAACTTGTCCTAATATCTGTAGAGCAAGGCCGTGATTGCCCTTCTCCATGTAAAGCGACCCGAGACAATACAAAATCAGCGGATTGCCGATGTTGTGGGTCAGTATTTCGTTATATAGCCGTTCGGCTGTGTCCAGGTCTTTCTCACCCGGATTATAATCCTCGTCCACGCCCTCGTGTAATCGACGAGCATGGTCAAAGAGTGTTTGTGAATCTACTAGCTGCATGTTGGTTCCTTGTTTTGCCGCCAAAGAAAGGAAAGGGGGCCGAAGCCCCCAATCCTGTTAACGCATCGTTGTTCGACCGGTCACGCCACCAAGGGTGTATGAACACCAGAAGTTAGCGACAACCGCCGTTTCTGATGCAGATGTTGCTACACCAAAGCGAGCGGTCAACCAGACGAAACGACCGGCGCCGTCCACGTTGCCCACATCTTCCGATATGGATACGCGAACCGGCATCAGTTGTTCGACACCACGCGGTTGATGGCGCCCGTCTTTTGCGATGACTGGATCGCTTGACGCACTACCAGACAGAGAGAAGAAACCAAGCCCCGAAGGTGAGGCTGACGTTCCTAGCTCTACGCGCTGATTAGCAGCACCAAGCAAGCGGTCATCATCAGACAGATACAGACACCAATCAAGAATCGTGCAATTTGCAGGTACGCGGCAAAGGTACACGACCGAATTGGTGGTCATCGTATCGGTTAGGGACACATGGCCCCCGGCGAATTGCATTCCGGTGTGAGCACTCGACGGAGTGGTCAGTTCGGACATTGTGTATGGACCTGCCATAATTATATCCTCCCTTATGCCGGGTTAGCTGATTTCGAACTCAGAACAATCGAGCTGAAATCGATGCTGTTGAAGATCGCCTTCTTCAGGCCCCAGATCATGGATGCGGAAACGCCCAACTGATTCTCATAGTCGAACAGTTCTTCAACCCATTTCATCTGGTTGCCTGCGTCTCGACGACCCGTGCCAAAGCATGCAGCTTGCGCCCCGCAAAAGATGGCCCGGCGCACAGAGCTGGTAGCATCTTGCAATGCAGCGGGAGCAAGCGGAACGCGCGTGCTTTCGTGAAGGATGACGCCATTATATTCACCCAACGCGCCGTTATAGATCGGATTGTTGGTATAATCGCCGCCTTCCACCCTGGCGCGCATGATGTCGAACCATGTCACGGTGTTCGCGGTGTTATTCTTCCGCAATTGCCGTGTCTGGTTTGGGTGGATAAACGCGACATACTTATACTGCCCATCGATACGAAGGGGACGGATAAGAGGCGTGGACGTCTTAGCCACATTGACCGCGAGATCAATCAGGCCAAGAGTGAAGCCATCACCGTTTATGCCGATCAGTGACGCTGTGGTGCTGTCTGAAAGCGATGCTTCCGTAGCGTCGCCCTGTACGCCGATCAAGTGACGGGTATTGCCCGAAGTCGTACTCGGAGCCGTTACCGCCTGCATACCAGACAAGTTGATACCAACAGACGTGTTGCCTGCCAGTTGGTTAAAGAAACCAGCGTCAATCTTATCAGCCCACCAATCGCGAAGGCCGTCCTGGGCTTCTTCGCGAACGCTAAACGGAACACGCTGTTCGGACATTTCACCACCGGACCGCACCGCATGGCGCAGTTGATCGATGAAAAGGTCATCGGTGAAAGTGGTCAAGCTTTCTTCGTTGCCTTCCAGCGTTCCGTCACCGTTAATACCGGTTCCGGTCAACTGCATGCGAAGGCCAACCCGAATGCGGTCACCCGCAGACTTGCTAAGATCGTCCTTCACATAGACAAGGCTGTCTTTGCTCGTGCCCATGAAACGCGAGACATAAGTCTCTTTCAGGGCTTCGCGATGAAGACGCTTTGACCACAGCTTCACCGCAAGAGGGTCATTGACCCCATACGATGTATTAGCCATCGGCTAATCCTTTCAAAGCTGAGTTGATAAACTCCCCTTAACGTCGGGAATCACGTCCACACCATTACGCTGGTGAGCCACGAACAGCCTGATTACGGTCAGGAGGCAACCGACGACCGATAACGGTGGTCAACCGATGCGCTCGTTAAGTGAGCGATCCTACCCGAGGGCGCCCGATGAACGGGCCTTTTCGAACGCCTTATCGAAGTCATCACCATCGAGTTCGGCAAGGCGTGCCAGGGTCACGGGTGCTGACCCTCCGTCCCCGCCTGTACCAGACAGGGAATTGTTTGCGTCTTCCGTCTTGGCAAGACGCTCTAACTTGTCCTCGTCCGTTTGCTTGGCTTTGTAGCCACGGGCTACGGCGAGTTCATAGATACGTTTAGCAGGATTTACGCCCTGTTGAAAGGCCCTTGCGACAATCTGCTCCTCCTCACGCTCCAATATCCGGGAACGCTCGGCAGAATCAATGACACCGCGCAGCTTCAGTTCGCTGTCCATTGTTTCCAATGCAAACTTGTATGCCTCGCCAGCGTCGGGGGTGTCGTTGGAAAACTCCCGTGCCGCGTTGGAATACATATCAAGGAACTGCTTTGCCTTCTGTTCCTTGGCCTGTCCGTCCTGCTGGGTCTTACGATCCTGTGCATCGTCATCAAGGCGCTTTTCTATACCTTCAAGCTTGTGTCTGGTGAACGCGTCGGGATCAAGATCGAAGTCAGGTGTCTCGACCTTGGGATCGACTGTTTCCTGTGCACGGTTTAGAACCTGTTGGAAGGTGTTCTCCATGCGGCCTATCTGTGCCGTTTGCTGGGCAATCTGGTCTTCAAGGGCCTGACGCTTGTCACGTTCCTCCCGCAACACCCCATAAGGGACGGTTTGGGGCTCTTTCTCTTTGGTCTCTTCCTTGACCTCGACAGGTCCTGCTACCGGCTCCTCGGTAGTTTCCTCTGTCTGCTCGTCGCGCTGCATTTCATCCATCGTGGCCTTATCTTCTGCGGTGTCTTCACCAACGATTGCGTCGATATTGTCCGCCATTTAGTCAATCTCCATCAATAGCTGCATAATGATTTCCTCGTCTGCTCGCTCTCGTTTACGGCGCACCACTCGGAACGCCTCCAACCGGTCCAGATAGACCGATAACTGATCACCCAACGCCCTGTACTGCTCGGATACCTCTGCCACGTCCTGTGCGGCATCAATCTGCTTTTCAACAGCCTTAGCCCGGCGTGTAAGGGCCCCCAGAGAGCTGGCAAGGCTCCTAAGCTCCACTTGCCCCACCAGATTAGACTTGCGTGCCTGTGCAAGCTCTGTGCGGGCGTCATCCAATGCCGCCTGATGTGGTAACGGCTCGGCAGGCTTAACCTTCTTGTGCGGTGGGAGGTAGAACCTTTCCTGTTCCCACCAATATATGTGTCTGTTCGGTGCTCCACGTCTACGCTTTCCTGCGTCCTCTGTTGGTACAACGCCACCTTCCCATGCACCAACAGCCCAACTGGCGAAGATCCATGCACCATCAGCCCATGCGTTGCCGATAGCAGCCATTAGCTAGTGCCTGCCGTCTCCATGTCTTCCAACACATCCTCGACCACAGCAGCAGATAGATTGCCGTCATTGTCACGCTCGAAGGATACGCGGCGCTTGGGCTTCTGCAATACACGTTCAAGACTGGAGTCAATAGCCTCGTCAACAAGGTTCTTGGCGCCCTGGGCGTCGCTGTCTACCTTGGCCTGTCGGTCGACTTCAAGCTTGGCAAATCCTAAGGCTAGATCGTTTTCAAGCTTCTCGCGTTGGAGTGCGTTGTCTTCTGCTGCCTTCTCGCGCTGGAATGTCACGTCAAGGCGGAACTTCTCCTGTTCCATTTGAAGATCGGCAGTCATTTCACTCCGCTTGCGAGCAGACTCCGCTTCGGACTGCTTGAGTTTGTTATCGGCCTCAAACTGCTTGAGTTGCATATTAGCCATCGTTTCTTGGCGCTTGTCCTTCAGCTTCTTGTTCTCCTCGCCAAGTTTAGCCAAAGCTTTATCACGTTCGGCAATGCCTAACTTGACTTCGGGAGGTATCTCACCTTTCGACTGCTTATCGATAAGCTCTTTCCATTTTTGAGCAAGTTGTGACGGAATTGGGGCATAATCGAGCAGTTCTGGCGGGATGGGAATGCCAGCCTGCAACAGACCAGGAAGCATGCCTTGCAGAACCTGATATACTCCTTCCTTCTGGTTAGGTGAGGTCGGGCTTTCATCCACAATAATGTCAAACTTGTGGGTGCCTTCCCGTTTTCGTAAGGGAACATACTCTTCATTGCCCTGCTCTCCCATGATGCGGATTAACCGGCCATCGGATATGTACTCATCAATGAACTTGAGCATGATGCGCCCTTGTTCCTTGCGGTACTTCCTCATGGCATCGAAGTAAGGGGCAAGCATCGTGATGCCCTGCTTTCGCCTTTGTAACTCCACCACGCCCGACTGATCGCGGTTGGTCTGTCCCAATCCCTCCAAGGGTATGCCGACCACTTCGTGCACAGACTCAAGGGCGAAGGCCATCAGCTTATCAAGACCCGCAGGGTAAACCCCGACCGGCTTGAACATAATCTTGTTGTCTCTGATCGCGCCCGGCTTGGCCCAATGCACGGCGTCAGGCGATGCCCACTTATCTTCAACCTCACGCGGGTCATCGAACGCATCGGACTCGGCAATGATGCCGCCCTTTGAATTCTTGTTGATGATATCGATGATAGAGCTAAAGAACTTGTTGCCCCATTTCTGAGGGTCCATCATCGCCAATACGACACCGGTCCATACGTTCTTGTTTCTGTCCCTACGTCCTGTGATTGGGGTGAATGTGAAGCCTTCTTCCCTCAATTTCTTGTCGCTCAGCTTGACATTGCCTGCAATGAACGCCTCTCGATAAATGCGCCGCTTCTGCTTGACGTGCTTGATTCCCATCTCTTCAAGAGACGATTTCATCTTGTTGAACTGAGCAACGCTGAACTCTGTCGCCTTTTCTCCTACACGATATACGTCTTCCAGGTCATACCATTGGTAATGGGCGATAGTGACCTGTGCGTCATCAGGGGTAGTGCTGCCGTTCTGCCGGTTACGATAGGCGTCTTGAGGGTAGACATGATGCCTGACACCACCCTCGCGGTCCTCCATGCCCTCTTCTTCCCATGGTCCTGCTGCTGCTTCCAGATCGGCGTCCGGCCAGCGTTCTTCAAACTCATCCAAGCTGATGCGCTTGATCATAATCTGCCACTTGCGGTCTTGAATATTCTTGCGCCGCGCGTTCTTGTCCCAATACATCCAGAGAGGATCGACCCGTTCTATCAGTATCTCGCCATCGGGTTCAATCTCTGTTGATATTCTGGTTTCCGTCCACCCCATCCCGGCTATCAGGCTGTCGGTGAAGGCGTCCGTCTCCTCGTCCTCGGCATCACAGTTATCGCGCACCCAATCAGATGCGGCGGTGTACATTTCATTGACCTTCACATCGCCCATCTCGCGGGGTATGTAGCGGGTCTCCTGTCTGTTCTGGATTTGAGTGCCGACAATGGCGTTGATAACCCGGCTGATGCGGTTGAACGTCACCGCGATACGGTTCTGTTCCTTCATGCCCGCTATGTCTTCGTCGTCCCACTGCCTGCCAGCGTCGAAATCAAAGGCCATGCGGGCGCCTTCACGCCATTCCATCGTGTAGTCGCGGCTTTCCTGATACCGGCGATGGACGGTGGTTACTAGGTCGTCATCGTATTCCATTACCTGCTCCGGCCTCGCCTGTCCTTCACCTTGTCCATGGTTGGCAAGGAGTTCGTGTTGTATATCCGTAGCTTGTGCTTGCCTGCCTTGCCCGGCGGCGGACGTGTCACTGGTGCCTTGGGTGCCTCGGGCTGTGGTTTGTAGTCGTCAACCTTGGATGGGAGGATGCCGAGCGGCTTATCCATCATATGAACCACACCAGCAATTTGAACATTATCTCAATCATTGCCTGTTCAACATGCCCATGGGCTGCTGCATCATCTGCCTACGCATGACGGCGCCGGGTGTCTGTGTCGGGTGTGGCTGTTGATACTCAGGTGCCTGCATGCCTGGATCGGCAGACTGTGGCGGTATCTGCTGCGGTTGCTCTGCCCTGATGGCGTTGGCGAACTCCTCCATTAACGACTGTATCTGTTCAGGCGTCATAGTCTTGATGGCCTTGGTTAGCTTTTCATAGTCCATTGTCTTCTCCTATGCCGCCCATGCGCTTCTCTTACTCTTGCCGCCTGAATATCTGTCCCGGCCCCGTTGCGTTGCACTCTGCGGGTCAAACGCTACCATGGCGCCGGTATAAAAGGCACTGGACCCGTGACTTGACCAATCATGCACATACCCTGGCCTGTAGTAGGGTCGTGCGTCTGTACTGCGTTCCTCGTCCAATTGCTTACGGAATGCCCTGATTGCATCCAGTCCCGCTGCGCAGTCGGTCTTATCAAACCAGCATCGAGGGAGTATCTGCCTTACCCTCGTGATTGCGGTCTGAACATCGAACCGTGGTTGTACCTCAGGTTGGATGCCTAAGTCTCCGTATAAATCCCTCAACGACCTGCCGCCGCTTGCCTTGGTCTTGTGTCCCCCGTCATGAGGAAAGATATGTCGACCGTAGTTATAGCCTTGCTCTGCGGTCTTCTTGTTCAGTAAGGCCACGTCCTGTGCGGGTGTGCGGTAGCTCGCCTCTTCGTAATCAATGAACCTTAACTCATTGCTGGCTATTTGCATAAACCAAATTGCGGTAGCGTCTGCGTTGCCTAGATCCCACCACGTATGCACTGGTAGTGCTTCGTCGTGGGCTACTCTCGTTATCCTGCCGTCGTTCTCGGCTTCAATCAACTGATCGCCCCAGAAGCTGCCTTGTAATGGTGCATCGAATGAACACCAGAACTCCTGTTGAATCAACTCCTCCGGCATCCCTGCCTTGCGCTCAGCTTCGATGGCTTCGAGTGTTATGCTGTCGGTATCATTAACAGTCAGCTTCTCACAGAACCAGTCAGGGTTATCACGGGCCATCTCGTACATGCGTGATCCGTGATTTCTTCCTCTCGGTGTATAAGGAAAGATTGCCCATCCACCATTCTCTGCGAGGATTGGCCTTAGATAGTCCCATGCCGCCGGGTTGGCTAAGGCGTATTCAGACATCACCACTCCAACGGGGTTGGTCCCCATCAATGAGTCGTAGTTATCCGACCCGGCACAGTACCATATCGAGCCGTTCTTCATCTCGATCTTCATTTCGTCGTGGCGAATATGCTTTACCATTCCCGGACCGCCTGGGTTGTCCCATCCAGGCCACACATCCAGTACCCGCTTGCCGTTGGCGCCGATGTTCTCCCATACCACGCGTCGAGCCTGGATATGTGTAGGGAGCATGTGCCAGTAGACCCCTACCCTTCGTTGGCTGGCTGCTGTTGTCCATGCAAGGGCTGTGCTGTCCTTCCCTGCTCTGCGGTGCCACATGGCAACGGCTCTAGTTCCACCACCGTTCATGTAGTTCCAGAGATTGTCCTGATATGGTCTGCATTGCCAGTTGTGGGGGATGTGTATTTCAGCCACGTTTTGTCGGGTCGTCTATGATAATGTGAAGAGTGCCGTCTATCTGTGCGTCTATGGCTTGGGATGGCTTGCCGTCCAGCCTGTCGCCGACCTCTTTTACAGCCTGTATGTCGCCTTTAGCTGCTGCCCCTACTAGGTTGTCAGCTAAGAGGTTGAGATATCTAGTTTTTTTGACTTTCCCATTTTCGTCTTTTTCCTCGTGATACCGATGGACTGCCTTACGTACGGCATCGGCCCATATCTTATCTGATTTAGGTCCGGGCATTGTGTTCAAACCTTCGGATAATGCTGGTTTTATCCAACTCCCTTGATACCGCGTCGGCGAATGCCTGTTCTTGCTGCTGTTCTATCTTTTTATGATATTCGTCTGTCCTGCCGCACCTCGGGCACTCAACCACCTTGGGGCTTCCATTAGTCCACGACTGTCCGCAACCTGGGCAAGAATGAAAGCATGTGAGCATTACACACCATCCCATGGGTTTGCGTTGCCGTCGCCTGTTACCTCGGCCTCGTTGATGCTCTTCATGTTCACGTCTAGCTCATTCGTCTTGGTAAACACCATCTTGTCTGTTGATGTTTTCACCGCGTCAGTCGCTGTCTGTACGGCTGCTATGTCGGCGGACACGTCGGCGGCTGGTGTCCCGAGCTTGGGTTGCATGTCGGCTGTGTCTAGCAGGATGGCGTCAATAGTCGTGTTGTCCAGGCGGGCGTTCTGGTTGATTGTAATTCCTGACCCGCTGTTCGTCAGATTGGAAACGCCTGCTATGTTGACCGTCCCTCCCGTGCAGGACGAGTCCAGCGTGATTCCCGTAGCGTCGCCATCAATAGTGAGAATGTCTCCGGTCTTGAGGTTGTTTATCTGAAGAGTCCCGTTCCATTCTCTCATGAAGACGCTTGTTGCCCCTACAGCAGAACCGAAATCTAGGATGGTATCGTCACGACCGCTGAAACAGTTGAAGAATGTGTAGTTCGTCGCCCCTGATAAAGTTAGGGTTCCCCGGAAGTTAGACTCAAGAAGCGTCGCGGATGCCAGTGTTACCGAGAGAAGAATACATTCCCTGACGACCGTAAGGGCGCCTGTGGCGATACCGGACAAAGCCAGCGACTTGAACCGACTTCCGCCAACGTCCTGCCCGCCGAGAGCGACAACACCCCCTACGCCGGAGAATGAATAGTTATTATACGTTTGATCTAGAGTAATTGTTGTTCCGCTGGCGATATGTATTGATAGCAGGTTTTTCGCTACCGCAAGCGTTGTGGTATCAGCAAGATTATCGGAG